TGACATGGCGGTCATTGATCAGACCCAGTGGAACCTGATTGGACTGAAGACCAACAGCTCCAACATCCCCGACACGCTGTTTTATGACCCGCAATATCCGCTGGGCATCATCAATATCTTCCCAGTGCCGCAGCAGGCGTACACGCTGTTCTTTGACAGCTACCTCCAGCTCCAAGAATTCCCGACGCTCTCGACTAACATGTCGCTGCCGCTGGGTTACAAGCTGGCAATCACGACGAACCTCGCCCTTGAGCTTCAACCCTACTTCACCGACGCGGAAGCCAACCCGCTGTTGGTGCGTTCCGCAGCCAAAGCGCTCGGCAACATCAAGCGGACGAATATGACGCCGATCAAGGCCGTGTTTGATCCCGAGATCGTGAGCCGCGCATCTCCGACGTACAATATTTTTAGGGACCGTAGCGGAGGAACCTGATGGGTGAAGTCATCTCGCCGTTCGGCAGGGTTCCCCCCGGTACAGCAGACGCTGACATCGTGGCGGATCTCGAACGCATTCTGGAAGAAGCCAAGCGTGGCGAGATCGTGGCCATCGCTTACGCCTACGCGGCTCCCAACAGGGACACGACGCTAGGCTGGTGTCATGGGGACAATGCGGGGACGCATGTCATGCTGGCGGCTCTGACGGGGCTTCAAGCAAGATATCTCAATCATTGGATGGAGGGTGAATGAAGACGCCCTTCCTTGGCACGGCTTACGTCTCCCGCTCGCGGGACTTGTCGCTTGAGCAGTGCATCAACCTTTATCCTGAGATTGTAGAGACCAAGCAAGGCGCACAGGTCGGTGCGTTCTATGGCACACCGGGTCTGGACCTTCTCGCAACGGTGGGCAATGGCCCCATTCGCGGCATGCTGACCTTCAACGGCAACCTGTACGTGGTGTCGGGGACGGGCGTTTATATCGTCACCTCAAACTTCAACGTGTCGCTGCTTGGGAATATCGCCACGGGTTCCGGTCAGGTCTCCATGATCGCCAACGCGACTCAGGTGGCGCTGTTTGATGGCATTGGGGGATATAGCATCGTCAATGGTGCGCTTAACTCCATCACGTTGCCGTTCACCAATCCCGGCCTTGCGGTGTACCAAGACGGGTTTGGTGTCGTCAGACAGAACGGAACGTCCAACATCTGGCAATCGTCCATCAACGACCTGACCAGCTGGCCGGCGCTGAACTACGGCGTGGAAAACGGCAAGCTTTCGAACATCGTCGGCATTGGTGAGCTGCACCGGCAAATCTATGTGTTCAAAGAACGCGGGACGTTTGTGTGGGTGAATGCTGGTCTTTCACCGTTTGCCTTCCAGCGTCTGGACGGTGTGTCGCTTGAGATCGGGTGCATCGCACAGGGTTCGATCTGCAATGTCGGTGACAACCTCCTGTGGCTCTCGCAGAACGACCAGGGCCAAGGCGTGGTCTATCTCGCCAATGGATACCAGCCCGAGCGTGTGTCAACGCACGGCATGGAATACGCCACCGCGCAGTATCCCACGCTGACGGATGCCATTGCCTACGCCTACCAGCAGGAAGGCCACTATTTCTACCAGATCACTTTCCCCTCGGGAAATGAAACCTGGGTGCTGGACCTGACTGCAACGAGGCAGCTGGGATATCCCGCCTGGCACAAGCGGCTTGCGTTCAGCAACGGCAACTTCTCTCGGCACCAGACGGCCACCTGTCAATTCTTTGCGGGCAAGGTTGTGGTGGGGGATTACAACGCTGGCAAGCTCTATGCCTACAACCTCAACACCTACACCGACGCCGGTCAGCGGCGGAAATGGTTGAGGAGCTGGCGGGCGCTGCCTCAGACGACATCCAATGCGTTTCGGATCTCATGGCTTGAGATACAGGCTGAAACGGGTGGCATCTCAACGGTGGACAATCCGCAGATGATGCTGCGCCAGACGTTTGACTCGTCCAGCTACACGTCGGAGTTTTTCCAGCCTGTCGGTCTGATCGGTGCTACTGCACAGCGCATCAAGTTCAACCGTCTGGGCATTGAACGCCGGGGCTTGAGTCAGGATCGGGTGTTTGAGCTATCGTCGAGTGATCCCTATAAAGTGGCATTGCTGGCAGCAGAGATTGGCTGATGGTTGTCAAGGTATCCCCCGTCGCGCCTAGCCCATGGGTGCAGCCCAATGGTCAGCCGGTGCCGGCCTACTATCAATACAACGTCACGCTCGCCAATGCGGTGAGCAACTTGCAGAAGTCCTGTTCTGCTATCACCCCGCTGCCAGCCAGCCCCACCACCACGCAGATTGTCACTGCGGTCAACGCCATCATTGCGGCGCTGACGGGTCCATGAGCACACCGTTCTTCATCACCGGCCTGCCCAGATCTCGGACGGCTTGGTTCTCTGTTGCAACCTCCACACCGGAGAGTGTGTGCCATCATGAACCCACCGCTTGGCTAAGTGATTGGCCCGAGCTGGTGCGGCTGTGGACGGAGAGCAAGTTCCGGTATGTGGGAATCTCGGATTCCGGTCTGGGAATGCTGCTGCCTTCAATCTTGGATGAACTCCGCCCGAGGACATTGATTATCCGCCGGTCGGTGGATCAGGTGGAGACAAGCTTCCATCGGTATGGCATCCACAACCCGATAATGCGCAAACGACTGGAAGCCCTGCAAGAAATGCTGCGGATCTACGAGGACCATCCACTGGTCAGGGTGATCCCGTATGAGGAGCTGGACTATTGGGCTGTGTCGGATGCCATTGACTGGCTGACACCGGGAACGTCCCAGCCGATGCTGCATCAACTTATGCATCTGAACATCCAGAGCGATCTTCAGCACAACATAGACATGGCCCAGGGCGTTACGGAGTGGTGGCTCCCCGACGATATGAGAGTCCGATGATTGCTGCTATAACATCGCAATGGCGCACGGCGTAGACAATGGTGGGTGCCTGACGAATTGAAGGAATAGACCATGCTTTTTGGTGCAATTATTGGCGCAGCTGGATCCATCGGGGGCGCACTGATTGGCGCGAGCGCAGCGGATGACGCAGCGCAGGCGCAAGCGCAAGCGGCAGCCAATGCGCAGGCCCTGCAAGCGCAACAATTCCAGCAACTGCAAGCCAATCAAGCGCCGTATATGGCGGCTGGTGGCAATGCGTTGACGGCGTTGCAACAAGGGCTTGGCCTCGCGCCAGGATCAACCGGAGCAATTGGTCAAGGTTCACTCAACGCGCCGTTCAGCCAACAAGCATTCCAAGCCTCACCCGCTTATCAATTTGAACTGCAACAGGGCCTGCAATCGGCACAGAATGCGGCGTCACGCATTGGTGGGCTCGGCGGCAACCAGCTTCTCGCATTGCAACAGCAGGGCCAAGGGCTGGCGCAGATGGACTATCAACAGCAGCTCCAGAACTACATGGGGCAACAAAATCAGAGATACAACCAGCTAGCCGATGTAGCCAACCTTGGCCAAAACGCGGCGGCGGGCGTGGGACAAGCCGGTCAAAATTACGCTAACGCGGCGGGCAACTTGATGACTGGGTCGGCAAGCGCACAAGGCGCGGCGGGCATTGCCGGAGCAAACGCCTTGACCGGCGCCTTAAGCGGCGGGGCCAGTTCATTGTCCAACGCCTATCTGATGCAGCAGCTTTACGGCGGTTCTGGCGGCGTGTTTGGCGGCGGCAACCCGATTGTGTCGCCCAATTATGCCATGACGGGCGCACCCCTTGCCTCAAGCCCGCTTGACTTCACGTTTACTGGGGGCTGATCATGGCGCTCGACACCTCAATCTACGGCATGTTGAACACGCAGTTTCAGCAATTCGATCCGTCGAATGCGATGAAACAAGCGAACATGCTGCAACAGCTAAAAGCCCAGCAGATGGAAATGCAGGCGGCGCAAGCTGCTTCGCAGAAGGCCAATGCGATCCAAGATCTGCTCGGTCAAAGCGACTTCACGCCTGGCGGAAAGGTGGACGCAAACACGCTTGCCAAGATCCGTGGGATCGACTTTGACACATATTCAAAGCTGGCCACCGCGAACCAGCTGATGGACAAGTCGGTTGCCGAGACTGCCAAACTTCAAGCCGAAACGGATGCCAAAGAATCCGAGCGGATGATGAAGTTTGAGGAAGCCCAGCACGACGCTGCCGGCCGAGCCATGGAAGCTTATACCAGCACAAAAGGTTCTGTTGGTGAGAAGCAAGCAGCCGCGCAGAAGGTCTGGGATCAGGACTTTGCCGACCTCAGTGAGATTGCGCCCAAAGGCCACAAGATGCCTCGCCAGTTCGATCCTGGCACGTTCTCCGTGGCGTCCAAGGATTATCTCGACCGTCAGGAAAAGCGACGGGAAGAAACCTTCAAGGAAGGCATTGAGACGAAACGGGTCGGCATTGAGGGCGCTCGCCTCCAGTTTGAACGTCAAAAGGAGGCGGAATCCGGTTGGACGGTTATGAACGACCCGACCACCGGCGCCACGATCCGATACAACGCCAGAACGGGTAAGGCGTCCACGCTGGATGGAACGCCCATCAAAGCGCCGGAATCTGTTGAAAAACAGACCGGACGCGCACCGACATACGCCCAGATGGCGGCTGGTGCGTTC